GCTGATACTGTGGGCAAACTTGCTGTACAATCCATTGAAGAGGCAGGAGTGGAGCTAAAGCTGTTCTGCCCTGTTTCCGGCGAATATAATGTCGGTTCTAACTGGAGGGCTACTCACTAATGGAAAACACTGAAGAAGCAATGCGTAAGCTGTCTGAGGAATGCGACACATCTCTTCATATCTTCGTTAAGGACGGACAACTCATCCTTGTTCATAGTCCTTTTGACAGTGAAGAAGAAGTGATTAACATCCTTAATAGCACTATTGCCAACATGGTTACTAGACAAACACTTGACAGAGTGGTGAATACTCGGTTACAATGATGCTCACGATGTTCGCATTTGCTTGCGCACAATAAAGGTTTTGGAAAGCGGATGTCAGACAGGATACATGGACTCAGCAATGAGCACAGGGGGTTGCTATGCCCCACGGAGAATAGCCTGTTAGAATGCAGCGAGTACACAATGACAGGGAGGAAAGACTCTCATTTTATAAACAAAGGAAACTAAGATGACACAAGTAAAACTGGTTGGTAAACTCTTCTGGGCTAAACACATGGACACCCCAAACACAGAGTTCAACCCTGCGGAAGTTCGTAATGAAATCTGTATCGGTGGTCTGTCAGACTCACTGGCTGCACGTTTGAAGGACGAGCTCAATGTGAAGGTGAAAGAACGTCAAGATGACAAATACAATCGTGGTAAATACATCATTATCAAGACTAAGTATGTCATCAAGGCAGTGGATGCAGACGGTAAAGAAGTGGCTCCCTCAGCCATTGGTAATGGCACTATTGCTGAACTCACTGTCAGCAGCTATGCTCACAAGATGACAGCAATGCACGGTAATGCTCCTTCCTTGTTGCACAGTGTGGGTAACCCTGCCATTAAGATTAAGGAGCTTGTAGCCCCTCCTGATGGCTCTGCTGTTGAAGAAGAAGAAGCAGAAGTGGTGCTGTAATGACCGTTGCTCTCGTTGATGGTGATATGTTTTGCTACCGCATTGCATTTGCCTGTAAAGACGAGTCTGAGAAGGTGGCTATCAAGACGATGGCTACCTTCCTTGAGGATGTCTTGATGACACAGCTAGACCTCAATGAATGGGAAGTGTTCCTAACAGGGAAGACCAACTTTCGTAATGAAGTGGCTGTGACTATCCCCTACAAGGGTAATAGAAAGAATGTCGATAGACCTCCTCATCTAGACCTCTTACGAAGCTACCTAACAACAGCTTGGGCAGCAGAGACAAGCAGTAACGAAGAAGCAGATGATCTCATTGCTATTCGTGCTACAACTCTTGGTGATAGCTCCATCATCGTTTCATTGGACAAAGACTTCGATCAGGTGCAAGGATGGCATTACAATTTTGTAAAACAGAAAAAGTATTATGTCTCCGCAGAGGAAGGACAGCGGTTCTTCTACAAGCAAATCTTGATGGGAGACAAGGCCGACAACATTGCAGGCATCAAGGGCATTGGGCCAGTGAAAGCAGAGAAGATGCTTGCAAAGGCTACCACCGAGCAAGAGCTGTATGCTGTGTGCTTGGAGGCAATGGGCGCAGAAAGAACACTTGAGAATGGAAGGCTTTTATGGCTACGAAGAACACCAAGACAAATGTGGCTCCCGCCTACAGCACCTTCTATCTAGCAGGGTGTAAGTGGACAGTTTCTCTTAGCAAGGACATTACAGAGATGGGGACATGTAACCCAATGACGTATGAGATTGTTCTTAAAGAGAATATGTCTCCACAGGCAATTGAAGCAACCTTCTTTCACGAGTTGGTACATGCAATTAAATTCACAATGGGAGAGACAGGACACGATGAACGAGAAGTTGAAGCCTTTGGAAACCTCCTCCACCAAACGTTTGTACAACTGTGGAGAGTGGACACCAGCAAGGTTTAGAAGCTTTGTTGTTTCTGCTCTAAGAACAGCTACACGTAGGTGGCCCCCGAAGTATAAGGCCTTGAAAGAGGCTTACGCAGGCAGGAAGACTAACAAGAAGACAAACAAGCTGGCTATGCACTACAAATGTGCATGTTGCAAGAAAGAGTTTGTAGCAGCTGATGTACAGGTTGATCACATCCTACCTGTTGTCAATCCAAAGACAGGGTTTACAACATGGGAAGAATATATTGATAATATGTTCTGTGAGAAGAACAACCTGCAAATTCTCTGTAAGCCTTGCCACTCAGTAAAGACACAAGAAGAGAAAGACGAAAGGAAAGAATATGGCAAGACCAAAGGGCAGCAAGAACCAGCCAAAGCCAAGCCTGCCAGAAAGCGTACAACCAGAGCAAAGTGAACAACTTGTCTTGTATGTTGTTAACTATTGGGTTCCCTTTCCAGCTAGTGAGTATGGTGGTATGCAAGTGGTAGTGGCTAAGGATGATGAAGAGTGTTATAAGCTAATTGCTGAGAGTGACGACATGGAAATGAAACATCACAAGCAGGCAGAAGAGCTTATCAGGGCACGTATCAAGAAGGCTTCACGGTTTACTCTTGATGGTGCATATGTCCCAGAGATGGTGAGGAGCTTTACAACATGATATTGAACTTAATCAAAGAGAACGAGGACGGGGGCGCAGACTTTGACATGACCCTCTCTCCTCTAGAAGTACAGGCAATGGTAAACCTTGGCCTAATCACAGTGTTAAAACGAGCAATTGAAGAAGGAAAAGAATATGTCCCAAGTGAGCCTAGTGTGGGTGACGCCGAAAGCGGAGGAGCTTATTGCTCGTATGGCCCGTGTATCAAATCCGGCAAACCAGAACAACCCTGCATCTGCGCCGAAACTGTTAAAATACCTTATTGACAACAAGCACTGGAGCCCTATGGAGATGGTGGGAATGTGCCTTGAGATTCAAACAACAAGAGACATTGCTCGTCAAATCCTACGTCACCGAAGCTTCTCCTTTCAAGAGTTTAGCCAACGTTATGCTGTTGCCCAAGGCTTTGAATACAGTGAGCCACGCTTGCAAGACCACAAGAACAGGCAGAACAGCTTAGAGACAGATGACAGAAGTTTGGCTTATTGGTGGGAAGGTGCTCAAAGACGTGTGTTGGATGAAGCTAAGTTTATGTATGAGAGTGCATTGGCTAAAGGCATTGCTAAAGAACAAGCCCGTAAGCTGCTCCCAGAAGGCATGACACAAAGCAATATGTACATGAATGGAACCCTGCGTTCTTGGCTACATTATGTTGATATTCGTACCGATGTTGCAACACAGAAAGAGCATCGTGAGGTTGCAGAGCAGATTCGTGGTATAATGTTTGAACAGTTTCCAACAATCAAGGAGATGATGAATGGATGAACGACAAATCATTGATGACATTCTAGATGAGTTTGACTTCGGTAAAGTATTACATGTCATGGAGCTTCTAGAATGGAAATGGGGAGGTATTAGCAGCCCTCCTGAAGTGCCCTCTCTCGGAGAGCTTCGTAAATGTGCTAGACGCTTGATGAACTATTGCATAGGACATGAGACATATAAAACATCTACAGGCGGGCTCCATGTGACTAAGGAAACCTTTGATGAGTTGCCTTACTACTCATTGAAGTTTGTAGTGACAGAATGGAATAATTACGACTAACACTTCTGCCCTTAGCTCAGCTGGATAGAGCACTTGCCTTCTAAGCAAGCGGTCAGTGGTTCAAATCCACTAGGGCAGACCAAACAAGGAGAAAGACATGGGAAAGAAACATTTAACAATGCGTATGGTGGAAATGGATGATGACTACCAACAGCTACAACAAACAGAAGTAACAGTTCAGTTCAGTGATGAAGCAGCTTGGCATGAGATGTTGCCCTTCTTCCTTCACTTCCTTGAAGGCGCTGGATACCTCGGTGTTGTTAACAAGATGACAGATTTAATTGAAGGAGATGTGTATGACAGTGACACGTTCATTAAACCATTTGCTTGGGAACCAGAGAATGAATAAGTATTACAGCCGTAAGTGGCTCAACAAACAAGGCACTGGCTTCATTGAATGCACCTTTGATGACAGCAACGGCTCTGCATACAAAGAATCTCATGTTAAGTTTGGTGATTGTAATCGTATGGTTACCATTGACTTTAGCATGTACTCGAAGAAAGACAAGGCTGACAAGATGCAGAAAATCACCCTCATGATTGACGAGCTTATTGCCCTTAAGGAGCAGCTGGAGAAAGTGGAGATTAAGAAATGAGGATATTAGTCATTCCTGATACTCAGGTCAAAGAAGGCGTTCCAATGGAGCACCTTACATGGGCTGGTAAAGCTATCTGTGAATACAAGCCTGACGTTGTTGTACACATTGGGGACCATGCAGATATGCCTAGTCTCTCAAGCCATGACATCAAGGGCAGTAAGTATTTTGAAGGCTTGCGTTACCAGAAGGACATTGAGGCAGCTAAGGAGGGTATGAGGCTCCTTCTAGCACCTCTGAGAGAGCTCCAGAAGACCCAGAAAGACACCAAGCACAAGGTTTATAAGCCCCGTATGGTGCTCACCCTTGGAAACCACGAGCAGCGCATCCACAGGGCTGTAAACAACAACCCAATGCTTGAAGGTCTAATCTCCACAAAGGACTTGGAATATGAGAAAGATTGGGAAGTGCATGAATTTCTTAAGCCTGTGTTTATTAATGGTGTTGGCTTTAGTCACTATTGGCCTGTTGGGGCTATGGGGCGTCCTGCTGCTTCTCCCGCTGCTATTATTAGCAAGCTGCATATGTCTTGCGTGGCGGGT